AACTAGATTTCGTCCTAAATATAGACAATTTTGTCTTTGTAGGTCGGATTATCCCAATATTTATCACTTCGATCGCATTAAGATCAACCAAGTGATGATATATCCTTGGAATAGTAAGGATAAATGCTATAACTATAGAGATAGCAACAATATACGCAATGCTTTAAGAATATACATTAAGAAACATGGTGGACAATTCTATGTCCGGCGTCATCTTGCAGGGATTGAGATAACTAGATTATCATAAAATTGCATGTTGTAAGTCGTTGTGTTGCAATGAGATAAAATATCAATTACCTATAATTAACATTATGTCAAGTACGTGTCTCGTCGCTGGCTAGACCAGGATTATGTATAGTATTTAGATTATCCTGGCGACACACCCATGCCCGCTTTTCGTACCGGTTCTTTATAGATAACCTCCCTAAAATTAAGCCTGTGTGTCCTTACCTCTTTATTTCCCAAAAAAATTTTTCTATCTTATTTTCTACAAAAAATTTCAATTTTTCCCAATAATTATATTGACATTAGCTATAATGAAGCTATAATGAAGCTGTCATTCAATGTACACGAAGCTATATAAAGGACAGCGTTATGCTATACAAAAAAAATAAATTCATGGTCTATTTAGGTGAAATAGACATAAAGATGATTGAAGAGTTGGGCCATGATTCTGATGACAGCAGGTCAAAGGTATTGCGTAAAGCTATACAAAAGGTATATAGAATCGCCTTCGGTGAACCAAGGTATAAGGCGTTGGTGGAGTCGATGAGGTCGTCTATGAATCATAATGGTAACGACATATGACCTTCCCAGTCCGTGCCACCAAGCCAGAGTTGCCAGCCGAAATCAAGTTCAATCCAATCTGCCTTAAACCACAATTCTTTCCTGATTTGTTGGATGCCATGGCTAATGGGGAGTTGCTGATTGACTTGTGTAAACGTATTTCCGACGAATCGATCGCCTCGGGCGGGAGAGGTGTTAAGTATTCGGAAGTTCTTGGCTATATTACTGCGGATGAACGGCGGATGAAGGCCTGGAACGCCGCGGTTAAGGATGGGCAGTCGTGGCTTGTGAATCGGCTGATCAGTGAACTTCGGGCCATGGGGTTGATTGATATTAAGGATGCCTTGAATCCTGATGGTACGGTTCGTCCGATACATGAGATACCTGAAACTTTACGGCGGTCTATCGCTGGCATGGAAGTTAAGGAAACGTATGATGAAGAAGGGAAGTTGACTGGTTTCATTAAAACCATTAAACTTGCTGATAAGCATAAATCCATTGAAATGTTGGGGAAACAGCTTAATATGTTCGTGGATAAAGTTGTGGTGTCGGGTGATGTTAAGGTGACGCACCATGTGGAGAAGTATGATTTGGATGAAAGGTTGGCAGCCCTGCGTGCGGGGAAGGTTACTTTTCCACCACAGACCGGCGCCATGGGGTTGCCAGGCGCGCAGGCTATTCAAGAAGCCACTATAATAGAGAAAGCAGGTCAGGACATATGAACACACCACCACCTTTGTCAGAGCAACATGAGCATTATTGCCAAGAACTGATGACCGCCATATGGGATGCTGTGGGCGCTTCGCAGAATAAACTATCCGCACATGATGTTGTTGGAATATTGGAGATCGTACGGATGAAGATTGGGTTTGATATGAATGTTAGGGCGGCCCAGGAAAAGTTGAATCGTATGCGCCAGGATAATAAGCCAAGCGGTCTGTTAGACGCGGGAGGGTTTCCGGTTGACTAAACTGCCAATCTGCCCAGGTTGCTATGCTACCAGAAAACAGACTATCAAGCTCCGCGAGAGAGTGGATGACTTTACTAAGATGGGCCTTGCTCGTCCTGGATTTATGAAGAGAAATAAGGTTTGGGAATGTATTGGCACTAAGAAGAATCCTGGGTGCGGAGAATTATGGTACGAAGGGAAGCCTAATGTTAAACGAGATTGATCCAGTTGATTTTGCACAATGGTTTTGGGATAATTATTTATGTCCTTAATGTCCGGCCTGTCGCGTGAAGAATGTTTAACCATCTATGAAGAAGCCCTTCGTGTGGATGACTCTGATCACTTGCGCCGTCTGTGTAAGGAAGATTTGTTTTTCTTGCTTGTCATCGGCTTAAGGCGCCAGGATGCTAATAGGGATTTTATTTACAATAGATGTCGTGAAGTTGAACAGAACCCTGATGGGCATCTTGATCTTTGGAGTCGTGAACATTATAAGAGTACAATCATAACCATTGCAGGTTCAATACAGGAGGTGCTTCGTGATCCAGAAATCACCATTGGAATCTTCTCCCACACAAGGCCCATCGCTAAGGCGTTCCTCTTCTCTATTAAGACAGAACTCGAAGGAAACACTTTCCTCAAAAACCTCTTCAAAGATGTCCTCTACAGCGATCCGCAGAAGGAAAGCAAGAAGTGGTCACTCGATGACGGGCTTATCGTCAAACGCAAGAGTAGCGCACCAACATGCACCCTTGAAGCCTGGGGACTTGTTGACGGTCAGCCTACTTCCAAGCACTACGCTCTAAGAGTCTATGATGACGTGGCAACCCAATCATCTGTAACTTCACCGGAGATGATCCAGAAAACTACAGACGCATGGCGCTTGAGCCTAAGTCTTGGATCAGATCAGCCTGGAACTCAATCAAGAGAACGATACATAGGCACCCGTTATCATGCCAACGATACCTATAAGACAATCATTGATACTGAATCTGTTAAGGTAAGAGAATACTATCCAACTGATTTGGGGAAGAATGATATTGAGGTTATCGGCAATCCTGTATTGATGACCCGTGAATCGTTGATTGAAAAAAGGAAGAAACAGGGGATCTATATTTATGCCTGCCAATACTTACAAAATCCTTTGGCCGACAAGGCACAAGGTTTCAGTACGGACTGGCTTGAATATTATGATTCGTTGAAGAACAACCGTAACTGGAATTATTACATCATCTGTGATCCTGCCGGTGATAAGAAGAAAAAGACTTCTGATTATTCTGTGTTTGGTGTGATTGCTTTAGCACCGGATAAAAATTATTATCTTGTCGACATGGTTCGTGATCGTTTGAATTTGACTGAGAGGACGATTGTTCTTTTTGATTTGATAATGAAGTGGAATCCTAAAAAAATAGGATATGAAGAATATGGAAAAGATTCCGACATTGCACACATTAAATACGTGCAAGAAGAAAAAGGTTTCAGGTTTAATATTGAACCTCTTGCGGGTCATATGCCGAAGCCCGACCGTATACGTCGTCTTGTCCCGATCTTCGAGGGCCGTCATTTCTTTTTACCGAGGCGCTTGCCGTATATTACAAAAGCGAAGCAGATGGTAGACTTGGTACAAGAATTTATTTCAAAAGAGTATATGGATTTTCCGGTGTCCTCGCACGATGACATGTTGGATATGATGTCGCGGATACTCGACGATAACTTAGGTGCGACGTTTCCGAAGTTGTCTGAAAAGATTTTTAATGATGCAAATAATCCTGATAAGAAATTTGATTTGTTGGCGGGTAACACAGAAGGCTCGAAATTAATTTAACCCATTTATATAATAATATTTGAAATAAATCTTGCAATTATACTTAGGTAAGGGTATATCTTAATTGATGAATCTATCACCTACCATACCTGAATCTGTAAAATTTCTATACATAACTCTATATTTTTCTTCTTGGTATCATCAAGGTTATCAAGTGTATTTATTGAATTTAGGATAAAATATGCGAACATTTAATTTTTGTCCAGAAAGACAATTCTTTGGTGGTGGTGGTTCAGTTCCGGCAGTACAGCAACCTCCGGCACCTCAGCCGACACCAACTCCCACCAACATCAACCCTGTAGCCAACGCTAATGATCGTGCTGCGACATTGAAGAAACTTAATTATGGATTGGCATCGACAGTTGCTGGTGGAGCGCCAGGTGCACCGGTGGGAGCTTCGTTGACTCCTATGGCGGCAGTTGGAACTGGAACGGCAAAAACTTCTGGTGGCACATAGATTTAAACTTGGAGGAACATAATGAATAAATTACTCTTATCTTTACTTTTCGTATCTGTGGCTGTTTCTTCCCTATTAATAGGCAATGGCGTTACGCAGAGTTTTCAGACATTATATGCAAAGACACTTCAATTTGAAAATAATGGAGTGGGGGTTATATTAACGCCAGGGATACGATCTGCTGCTGGCCCAAACACATTAACTATTCCTGATATGACTGGAACTATTGCAACGTCATCTTCAACTGCAATAGCATCTACCAATGTTGTATGTTGGAAGTCTACTGGTTCTTTAGGTAAATGTACGACTTCTATCACTGGGGTAAATTGTGGTAGTTGTACATAGATTTTTTAAGATTCTCTGGCTGATCCCCTGAGAATTGGCATTACCCAAATTTTTAAGGAGTTACCGTGCACGGCGGTAGCTCCTTTTTTTTGGGCTAAAAAGGACACATGAAAGACGAATCTCAAAGATTTACCACAATGAACCCTCCGCCAGTTCCTCGGACGCCGCCCCCTGATGTCAAAGATTGGTCACGGGCTGCCAAGAAGAAGGAGTTCGATAAACACTTTACTGCTGTTAAGCAAGCCCATCTCTTGTGGCGTCCAGCTTTTCAAGAATTGACCAAGTGGATTAATCCTTTACGTGGCGTGTACGATACTTCCCCACAAACACGGGCCGTCTTGCCGGACTATAGGATTATTCTTGATGATCATGCGACTCAAGCGGCTAAGACTCTTTCAAGCGGCATGAGTTCCGGTATGACATCACAGTCAATGCCATGGCTTAGATTGAACATTGACAACATGGAAGATATGCAGAATCCCTCTCAGATTAGGGCATGGCTTGACTCTTGCCAAGAACGACTTTATGAGATGCTGGACAAGTCTAATTTGTATTTTTGTCTTAACAACTGTTATGAAGAATTGGGCATCTTTGGCACTGGATGTTTCATTGTTCTGGAAGATTACGATGATTTTGTTCGCGGAACTTCTTTTACGGCGGGGGAGTACTACATCGCTTGCGATAATAAAGGTAGGGTAAACACCTTCTGCCGTGAATTTTGGATGACTGTTAAACAGATGGTTGAAGAATTTGGTTATGAAAATTGCTCTGCGGTTGTGAGGCAAAATTGGGATTACAACATGCTTGAAACGCTTTACAAGATTAGGCACATGATCGAACCTAATGATGTGGCTATGCTTGATATGCCGGATTTTAAGCACATGCCTTTTAGGTCAGCTTATTGGGATATGGCGGATGGTACGAATACATTCTTAGGTATGAGAGGCTTTAAGCGCTTCCCTATTATATGTCCACGATGGGAAACGGTTGTGACTGATCAAGCTTATGGCTATGGTTGCGGTCATTATGCTTTAGGGCATACGCGCGAACTTCAAAAGACTACCCAGGATAAGTTATTGACACAGGAAAAAACCCATAATCCACCTATGCAAGCTGATGGTAGTGTTGATGGCCATGTCAGTACTATTCCTGGGGGATTGACACGAACAAATTCTAATGCTGTGCCTAACGCCGGTGTCCGCCCTGCATATCAGATTCAGGCTAACCTTGAGTCATTCTTAGAGCTAGAAAATGCTTTACATGACAAAATTGATAAGTGTTTCTTTGTGAATTTATTCTTAATGTTGATGAATTTTGATAAGAATAACATGACTGCCCAAGAAGTCGCAGAACGCCAGCAAGAGAAGATTATGATGATGGGGCCGATCTTGTATAGACTTCAAACGGAATTGCTTGATCCTTTAGTGGCCTTATTGTTTGGGATTGCTTTGGATAACCAGTTATTCCCGCCACCTCCACAACAGATTGCGGGCCTTCCTATAAAGGTAGAGTATACGTCAATTTTAGCCCAGGCCCAGAAACAGTTGGGGATTCAGCAGATTTCAAGGGTGGTAGCGTTTATTCAATCTTGGATTCAGGCTACGGGAGGACAGGATACTTCTATTATTATGGGAATTGATCAAGATCAGATGCTTCGTGAAGTATGCGATATGGAAGGTACGCCGGCTAAGATGAATGTTGATCAGGCTGTTATTGATCAGAAGAAAGCGGCGGCAGCTAAAGCGGCACAGCAACAGCAACAGATGATGATGGCTGAACAGGCGAGTAAGGCGGTTAAGAATGTTGGGTCTATACCTACAGGGCCAGGTACTTTGCATGGAGCTATGACCGGTGCGAAGCCGGAGATGGCGGGGGCTGGTAGATGACGGACAACAACGATTTACTTCGTACTGATAAGAAAGAAGTTGAAGCAAAGAAAAAAGATTTAGCAAGGGTAAGACGATACCGAGAGCTTAAAGATATTAAGGAAATTTTGT